CTGGACCATGCGGGCGGGCTGCTACCCCAGACAAGCGTGAGGAGTTCCAGTACGCCGCGTGCGCCCGGGAGAGACAGTGCCCCAGGAGCGGCCCATTCCATTGACAATATAAAACGCCTAAGCAGTTTGCGGGTTCCGGAGCACGTCCCATTGCGTAGCACTGCTTTTGCTTTCGTGCTACTGAACCTTCCTGGCCTTCTCAGAAATCGCCGCGTAGCGGCAACGGCGCTGGAAGCGCCGCAAGTCCTCCCGCGGCTCCGCCGCAGCGGTCAAGGTGATTGGGTCGCTTTCAGACTCCTTCGAGGATTATCTGGAGTGGTTTTTCGGCGTTTCCCCCTTCCCCCTTCCCCTTTGGTGTAGCACGTTTTCTCCCCCCCGTGCTACTCATCTAAAGCGGCTTTGAGGGGATGTGGAGGAAGAGGCAAGGATCGAAGTGCCTTGCGAGGCCGTGCCAATGGCACGACGCCCCCCTTTGCTATGTAATCAAGGGTCTTCTTACCCCGCTATGGGGGTAGGGGGGGGAAGTCTAAGAAGGGAAGCGAGAATCCGCGGCGAAAGGAACCGAAAGATAACCGAATGGCGTTCCCGAATTCTGAATGGGAACGCGTATAGATTTAGCCTTCCCTTCCTTTCTCCCCCCTTAGAGGGGGGAAGAAAGGGAAGGAGGGAATTGATTCTGAATTGAATTCTGGAAAGGTACAAAGACACCCTTCTTTAAGGAGGAGGTACGCGTATGCGAGCGCGTCATCGTTCCTTTGGGGGAACGCCCCGGTCAGGCCACCCGTTGACTCGGGGTTTTGGGGCTGGGGGTTAGGCCAGCCCTTTGGTCTTTGCGCTGCTTGAGCATCTGGAGCGTGGCGGTCGCCTTATGTAGGCCCCTGTGGTTCCCTCCAGCCTGCTCCAGCGACTGGAGGACGGCAAGCGCGGCGACATTCTTTTACGGGCGGAACCCCGCCGTGAACCCTTGCCTTCGTCTCTCAATATGGCTGTACGCACAGCCAAGCCCTTCCCGAATGAAGGGATGCTTTGTATCTACATCCATTATACAACATTTCCTGAGTTTGTCAAGTAAAATTCTTTTCGAGGAAGTTGATTCTGACGTAACGAACGCGATTGACAGCCACCGGGCCGCTCAGATACACGGGACCAGAGGTAGTCGGGAGGGCGACTACGGGGAGTTGTTCATTGTTTGACGATAGAGCAACGCGGATATTCAGGGAGCCATCGTTCTGCCAGCCGTCGTGCGGGGACAAGTAATAATCAATGTCGCGATGCTCGACTTCACAGCCAAGTTTCTTCAGGGTACCGGCGATGTTTTTACATACCCCGCACGTCTCTCGTCCGTACACAATGGCTTTCATGCAATCAACCTCCTTCGCCTCTCTATAGATATTATACCATATCTTTGGCGTTTTTCGGCAATTATTCTGAAAAAAAATAAAAAAAGTCAATGTGATACTACATATGGGGTTACAGGATGAGAATTCCCTAAATATGGGACGGGTTACTTGACAAGACACGATAAGATATTATAATATATATGGAATACAGGCGGGATAGCAGGATACCGAGCGTAACGACTTGAAAGGTGGCGATGGGCAAGAGGGGCAAGCCGTTTCAGATGTCTCCCAAGGCAACGCCCGAGCAACGCGAGGCAGGACAGGAGTACGGCTGGTATTTACCTGGGGCGGACAAAGTCAAGAAGGAACCGCGGCGACGGAAGCGACCGCGGAGGATAAGTGCGAGCAGGGGCGCTCACAAGATACGGACACAAGACTGGGTGAAAATCATTGACGCGTTAGCTTGGGGCGCCCCGCTCAAAGAAGCGCTGGTAATAAACGACGGGAAGCAGGAACGCAAATATACCATGTACGACATAGCCTGTGCTATTGGGCGGTCGCAGATGCGTACCGGCGAGTTTCTGGATACGCTGCGGCTGCGTGCGGCTGCCGGGAAGATAAAGGGACTGGTGGGGAGCAAGAAGTCGGAAGGGGATGTCGGCGAGATTATGTGGCTCATGCAGGCAGTAAACAAGGAGCCTGTGATGACGGACAGCGGAGAAATCGCGAACAATGCGGAGGAGAGCTACGATATTGATGGTATCGTGGTGAGTGGGGAACAGGGTGGAGCCAAACTACCGGAAGAATCCTCGGACGAAGCCGCCGGCGAAGAACAGCTCACAGAGTAATTCGCTGGTGGGCGAGGCCAAGACAGGTGCGCTGCTACTCGCGCGCAGTGTCTACAACGAGAAGTCTCGCAACATCGTTCTCCGTCCGGACCAGATGGAGATGTTCCGCAATAAAGAGCATCTTATCAAGGTGGCATGCTGTGGCAGGCGTTATGGGAAGACCACATATTGCCTGGCCGAGGCGCTTGAGGGAGCCGGACGACCCGGTAGCCTGGTATGGTGGACAGCGCCGACTTATGGGCAGCTTGACCGTCCCCGTATCGTCATGGAATACATTTGTAGGCAGCTTGGGATACTGGATGAACCCACGAGGTTCTTTTTGAAGCTGAAAAACGGCTCACAGATTAGTTTCCGCTCGGTGTATGACAGCGGCAACCTCTTGGGCGCAGGGGTGAACCGGCTGATAATGGACGAAGCGAAGCTGTTTCGGGAGCGCGACTTCGGCCAGGTATTGATGCCGATGCTTATGGATACGCACGGCGATTGCATCATGGTAAGTACCCCGGCGGGGCCGCGCGGATTCTTCTACAACATGTTTCAGGCGGGACAGCCGGGACCGAAGCGGCATCCGGACGTCATCAGTTTCACTCGCCCGTCACAGATGAACCCGCTCAACGACGAGCGATGGCTGCACCTCCAGAAGGAACTACTTGGCAAGTACTATGCTCAGGAGATACTCGCCAAGTTCGTTGATGTCGAGGAATTCGATTTTGTGTTTGACGGTGGCACAATGAAGCAGTTCTTCGACTATAAGGCGATACAGGATAGCCAGGAAGCCCTGGCAGGACCGGCGATATTGGCGATAGACGGCAGTGGCGTCGGGAAGGTGGGGTGGGTTGCAGGAAATGGCAGCCGGATACACGCATCCGGGGCCGAAACGATGCCGCGCCCGGATTACCTGTACGACTTTACTGAACAGAAAATTATACAGCATCATCCCCGGTATTGTGCGGTGGATTCGACTGCCGGTAATACCGGCCTGTATCCGTATATTGGGAAGTGGTGCCGCGAGCGCAGAGAAGCCGGGCATTATGCGCCGGAAGTAATCGGTTGTAATTTCTCATGGCTGCCGAAAGAGCCACAGAGGTATGATAACTGGCGCACCGAAAACCTGTTCCTGACGCGTGACATTATTTTGCGCGGGCAACTGGTCTGCAAAGAAGCCGACAGCAAAGACCTGTTGCGGCAGATGGAGATGGTGCGTTCAAGATTGACGGACAAGGGGCGTTTCCGCGCCATGCCCAAGAAGCATAAGGGGGAGGAACACAGTGAAGATACTGTGGACGCATTGATAATGTACGTCTGGACTCTGGTAAAATACGGTATGCATTCACTTGAAGAAGAACCGGAGGAGTTTGATATCAATGAATTGTACCGTCGTACCGCCCGAAAACCATCGAGGGGGCGCATCGGGAAAGTCTTGATAGCGTAAGGAGGCAGTGGTGGCGAAAAGAAAACCGAAAACGGCGGTAGACTGGCTCAAAGCCGACCCGAACGGCTTTGCACTGGCTCTGGAAGCCTATGAGCGCGATATAATTTCGCGTTATGGTCACAGCCGAACGCGTGGAGAATTGCTGTACGAAGGCGACCACTGGACAAACGACGAAAAGACCTGGGCCGATGAAGTATATTTCGATGGCATATCCGATAACCTGCCGGTTCGCAATCGTTACCGCCGGAAGGTGGACCATATAGCCGCCATGTTATCGCCTGGTGCTCCGAGTGTTCAGTTTATGGTGAATGTGCCATCCGATAATACACAGGAGGATTTTGAGGCGCGCAGGGAGATATCCACAATATACGACAGCGAATGGTTGGAGATGATACGCCGCAGTGAGTACCAGACGGAAATCAGCCGGGTTATCAAAGACGCCGAAAACCAGCATGTAGGATGGGTTGGCATACTGCCTCTCGGCGCTGAGCAGCGTCTGGAATTGATTCATGTACCGAACAAGAGGGTCATATATGATATTGGCGTGACGCGTTTACGCCATCTGAAATGGATTGCATGGGTGGACATTATCAGCGAGGAACAGGCCAAGGCCATATTCGGGGAAGAAAAGCTCGATGGCGTCAAGCCCCTGAAAACACAATTGGATATTATCAAGACGCGTCTCAAGAAATGGAATACCGCCCCACAGGGCATGTTGACACTGATACATTTCTACGCTCTCAAGGGAGGGATAATCAATACACAGAAGGACAGGTCCGGGGCACTGCGCTTTGATAAAGCTGTTCATCTGGTGCAGGTCGGCGATAGGCTGGTTCATGAAAGCACCAAAGTACCACAGGACCGCTTGCCGATTGCTCACTGCATACTTGAGAGCGACATGAACGATATCCTTGGCAAGGGGTTAAGTGAAACGGCTGATTATCTGCAGGCGCATCTCAACAGGGTTGTCTTGCATCAGGCTATTCAGTTTATGAAGAATGATATTGAAAAACGTGTCGTGTATGGGCTGGATACTGAGCAACGCATGGCATTGCGTGACCCGAAGCAGGGCGACATTGCCACCGACGACCCCAACTTCAAGATAGAACACGCATCCAAGCCGATTATCGATAATTATACGCTTGAAGCGTTGAACGAAGCCAAGCAATCGTTCGACGAAAACACTGGTATGTTTGCGGTTGGGGAAGGCGAGCGTGCACCGAATATCCCATCGGCTTCCGGCCAGATGTTCCTTGCGAACGTCGCCAGAACGCCCATCAACGCCAAGGCGCGGTACCTGGCTGAGACCATCCGTACATGTGGTGAAATATTCATGGGTTGGCAGCGGGTATGGAAGCCCCAGGGGGATATATCGAAGTATATTGACGTGCGGGTGGACGTGGACAGCCTGCTTGAGCTTACCAGGACCGACAAGTACGAGATATTGATGCAACTGGCGGAAGTGGAGGCTGTGGACACTGAGACATTGATACAGCATTCGCCATTACCGGAGGTATTACGAAACGAACTGGTAGCGAAGTACCGTGCATTACAGCAACAGCAGCAGCAGTTACTGGCACAGGAAATACAGGGCGCAGCGCCGGGTGGTGAACTTCCTCCCGGCATGACCCCCGAATTGCCCGCGGGAGTATCTGTAGAATGAGACCGTATCCGTCATACACGTTTACGGCATCGTGTATGGCGATGTATCAATGCCGTGCGTTCGCGCCGGTTTGGTTCGGGCCGTTTACGGCGCGTCCTATGAGACAACGGTCTAAGGGAGGGTAAGTCATGGATAAGAAAGATGCCACGACGAACGCCGGGGGAGAATCACAGCCGCAGCCAGACCCCCAGGCTGCAGCCGGGTCGTCACACGCTACGTTGACGGCGGAGGATGTTGCGCGGATAGTTGCCGAACAAGTAGAAGCCGTGGGCCAGAAAACGGCGGAACAAGCCGCCAAGGCGGCGGAACAAGCCGCCAAGAAGGCAGTACGGCCCATCAGGGCGGAACTCGGCAAACTCCGTAAGGCTGCGCCGAAGCAAAGCCGTGCCGGTAACGATGACGATGACGATGACGATGGTGACGACATCGACTTCGGCACACTACCACAAGGAGGAAACGCGGGGATGAGTCCGACCGCCGTGCTTGCGGCGGCCAAAAAGGTGGAGCGTGCAGTTGTTCGGAATGGATTTGGGCCGGTATTATCGGCCAATCCAGAGCTTGAGGATAGTGTTACCGATGCTATTTTCGAGCGTATCGAACGTGGGGATACCGTTGAGGAAGCAACGGCCTTCGCCATCGGCACACTTCATGGTCCGGCGATAAAGTATTTCTCCAAGAACCCACCGCAGAGCAAGGACGACAAGCCTGACACAACCGACAAAACAACCACCGGTAAACCGGATGACAGTCCCGAGGATGTCGTCGATACTGGTGGCGCTGCTGCCGGTGGAGCCAGTGAGCCGAATGGCGTAGATGCCGTTCCTGCTGCTGCGCGTAAGGCCGCGGATTCTATGCGGGAATCGCTCGGACTTCCACCGGATTGACATATCCTCGTTATCCTCAGATTGAGAGGGTAACATGGCTTTTCTATCTGTCAGCAATACGGATTCAGGCAACGAGAGCCTGAATCCGACTGACTTGAACTTTAACGATGAGGATTGGCAGACCATAGTCCGCAAGAGGTGGTCCAACCTGACGCCTCTGTTGCGTATTGCTTCGGTGGTTTCCAATCCCCTGAAAAACATCAAGCGGTCCTGGTCGATTGGGTTGACGCTGGAAAGGTACACTTACCTTTCATCCAGCGCTTCTGGCACGTCGCTCAGTGTGAACAGCGCCAATGGCATCGTAGCCGGTGATACTATCCTGGTGGGAGGAGTAGGCGGTACATTTACTGTTGTTACCGCCGTCAGCGGGACTACTCTGACCGTTGAGGACAGCGTAACGGCGAGCGCCGGGGAAACCGTGGTGAACATCGGCGCTGCACAGATACCGGGTGCCACGCCGGATAACTGGAGCGTCGAAGAAGTCACCGAGGCGTACAACTACATGCAGGAATACAACCGGCTCCTGAACGTTGCCGAAGCCACCATGCCGAAGATGCAGTATTACGGCATGAACAACGAGCAGGCAATTGTTATGGGTATGCTCCAGACTGCCGCCGTGGACATGGACAGAACGTTGATGCTCGGTGAGCGGCAGGCGGCCGCTAACGCCAGTACAATACCGATGGCCGGAGGTATTCGATACCTGTTGAACACCTACGCCTCGGGGAACGTTGCCACGGGCGCTGGTGCCACCAAGTGGTCTGATATCAGCGGTGATATCGAGTTGATACAGTCGCAGGGTGGCTTCCCGAACAAACGGGGCATCCTTGTGTGCAACACCAAGGGCAACGAGGGTATTCACAAGCTGCTGGTCCTCAACAACGCGTCGGCCGATGTCTGGCAGGCGGGTTCGCCCGAAGTCCCCTTGAGGGTCAATATCAATGGCGTGCTGTTTGATGTCATAGTTGACCCGCATCTCGACGCCGCCGGGCGTAGTGGTACCGCCCGCACGCGTACTGCGTTCTTCTATTACCTGTCGCCGACGGATGCCGGGGGCAACCCCAATATCCGCCTGATATTCGACGGGGTTTCACCGCAGGACTATGTACGCATTCAGCGTTACGACAACCACGCTTCGGCCGATGACCTGGAAATCTACACCAGGTTCACGCTGGAGCTTGGGGAACCGCAGATGCACGGTGCCCGCGAAGGCATTACGAGTTTCGCCGCGGAATCCTAATCGTTGGTTGCGTGGTTCGGGAGGGGTGGCAACACCCCTCCTCACCATACAACCATCTGGAGGGTGAGACATGGGACGAATGTTATCGACGATACGAAGCGCCGTCCGGACGAACATTGAGGAACCCACGGCGAACTACTGGACTGACGCCAATTTGAACAAATACATCAACGAGGGGATACGCGCCCTAAATCGCAGGACAAGCCTGCTGGTATCGGAGACGCCGGCAACGTTATCCTTTGTAGCGGACCAGGTATCATATAGTCTGGACAGTGATTGTGCCGGTCCGTGGCGCATAATCAGAATGCAGACGGACGACGGTGAGGAAATTCTGCCGACAGACATACGGCAGATGCGTAGCACGGCGGCTGCTGTGGACCCGAAGGATGATACGCATGACAGTTCCACCAATCCCATGCGTTACTATGCCCTTGGGCGGAAAGTCGGCTTTTACAAGAAGCCGGATTATGATGAAACCGACGCCATCGAGTACTGGTTTATCGAAACGCCCACAGCGCTATCAAGCGATAGCGACACGTCACCTTTCAGCGATGAAGAAGATGACCTGGTGGAGTTTTACGCTACGGGAAGGGCGTTTCTGGTAGCGCAAGACCTCCAAAAAGCGCAACTTTGGTTCAGCTTATACAATGCTGGTGCTCAAGGCTTTACGGCGGATGTTTCCTCTCCGGCGGGAGGCGAGACCGTACCGCCGACGGCCAGGGCGCAAGAGGCAATTCACTTCAATAAGCGGAGATGATAATGGATGGTGAGTTTGTCATAACCGCATGGCCGCCCAACCGCGGCGTATACGCAGGGGTGCCTCTGGAGTATATTCCAGATGGCGGTTTCAGCGATATGGACGGCATGACGACGTGTATTACCGGGATGCCGGAGCGTCTCAAGGCGGATACTGCCATACTGGCAACGCATGATAGCGGCCTCACCGACTTGATATACTATAAAGACAGCAGTGATAATACCTATCTGGTAACGCATCGAGCATCACCTGCGGGGCTTTACTATTACGATAGCGGATGGACGAAGATACGCGGGGGGAGCCTGGTAACGAACCCGGACCATTGCGTGTTCGCTCAAATGAACGACAAACTATTCATAGCCGGTTTCAATGACGGCGATGGAAGTTTGGGGTCGGAATTACAGATGTGGGACGGCACGAATTACCGTGTGCCGCGGATAAGCACTCCTAACGGAATCGGGTACTCTGGTTACTGTGCCGGTGATATGGAAGATAACAAATACTATGGTGTTACATACACCTATGTCGATTCGGACGGCAACGAAGGGCCATCGGCTACGAGGTCGGTAATATTGTTGACAACCGCCAATGGTGGCGTAGACCTTGTGGGCATCACTACAGGTCCATCAGTGGAAGGAATATCCAAGCGCAAAATCTATCGTACTCTCGCGCAAGACACTGGCGCGGCTGCTGGTGATGCTACACGATATTACCTTACTGAAATCGACGATAATACCACTACCACATACACCATGACGGAGCATGACGACGAACTGGACTTGAACCTTGCAGCGCCGGAGTATGCGTCCGGGTGGCCTTCGGGAGTTACACCGAAAGGCGTGATGGCTTATGGCGGTCGCATTTACGCATGGACGACTGACACGGTTTACGTCAGCGGCAGGCCGCCTGCCCTGAACAGCGACGATGTTCTTGCCCGGGCCAGCGACAAATACGGCCTCTATGAGCATCTATACTTTCAGGAGGACTATGCACGGCATCCGGGGTATGACGGCGACCAGATTGTAAGGTGCGTCGGATGGCGCGGTAACGTCTACGCCTTTAAGCGGAACAGTATCTGGCTGTATGACCAGAGGAGCCTGTCGCCGGAAGCATGGAAGTTTACCAAGGTCGCCGATATCGGGGCGTCAACGGCCAGTTGTATTGCGCCGACGTATGACGGCATATATTTCCTGCGCGCCGTAGGCGTCAAGGAAGGCACGCTGTGGCGTATAGACGCTTCGCATTCCCCGGAGCTACTCAGCGGCAACGTGCTGTTTGATGCGTTACCGGTGTCATTCGGAAGTCCCGTAACCGGAGACCCTGCCGGTGCCATTTATGAGTTTGAGGGTGTAATATGGGTCAACGGCACGGGGGGCACCGTGTGGGGGTATAATCCTTCCACGCGGCAATGGTCGAAGCATGACGACAAAAATCACCTGTACGCCGCTGAATCCATGTGGGACGACACTCCAGAAGTATATTACATCGCCTATGACAGCACGAATAACTACCAGTTGAGAAAGCGGTCGGAGACGATACGCCATGCGGAAACGGCATGCCTGGGTGACGGGTATTGCACTACGGGCAACATGGTGGCGAAAATACCGGACCGGCCCAAGCGTTTCAACAAGCTGAGCTTCCAGGTATCCACAGACGGCGACATTACCGTGACGGTTACGGGGTATACCGACGTGGCGTCAGGGGGCACGCAGATTTATTCAGGGGTTATCAACAATACGGGCGGTGAGCTTGTGGACGTATTGATACCGCAGGCGATTGTCCGGGGGCGTTGGTTGAAGCTGAAGTTTGCTTTTTCGGGCACGGGATGGGCGCGGCTCGACGGCTTTACGGTTTACGGGCGTTACGACCCGCCGAGGAATAACTGATGGCGATAAACAATCTAAACTTGCGCTTTTCGGCAGACGTGGAGGAGGCTATTGCTTCCGGCGATATCGAAGCTGTGCCCGTGCTGCTGGACGACTGGCGGAAGCGCATTGGACAGGCGCTGAACGGTCTTTCCGACAGTATCGGCGATGCCTCGCTTATCATTACGGACCGTGGCAAGACTCTCAATAGTGCTTTGGATGACGTTGTTAACCTGAAGTATCCTGAAAGTTACCCTGCAGTGCCGGTTACTCTCCGTGGCGATTTCACGGATGATTTTGATACGGATGATGGTCTCACTGGCCCGCATCAAATTGCCTATTATCATACCATCACAGGCGATTTACATGTATGTGATGGGTATCTTTATCAGTATGTCGCCAGCATGAGAAACGGCTCCGCCATTGCAACCTGTCTGGAGAAGAATCCCTTTCTTGATTATACTGAGGACTTCGCACTGGAAACGTGTATTGTAGACCTGAAGCCTGATTATGACACCACATACAGAACACATTGCATGCTTGGGGCTACCGACGGAGATGCAACTACTTATCAGGGTTGGCCGATGATTACAGGTTTAGGTTCTGGAAACTCTGTAGACTTCCGCGTCGTTCGTGCTACTTCCGGCACGGAATTAACCCTTATCGGTGAGACCGATGGAAACGTGGAGGATCAGGTAAGTGACACGGTAACGGCAACTCTATCCAGAAGCGACCCTTTATATCTACGGATTGAGTTCGAGTCTGATACTGACGTTCTGACCTTTAAATATAAGGGTGCCGGTACAGGAAGTTCATGGATTACTTTGGGCACGATAGACGCCACCGGGCATTTTACGGGCGATCTCTCCGTGGCGGTATTGATTATGGGGGGTAGCACAACCAAGACAACTCATTGGGCTATGTATGATTATCTCACGGTTGAATACACTCCTGAAAACACCGGCGACACTTATGCGTTCATCACCGCGGCGGCTTTCGGCTCGTACAAGAAGAATCATATATACGTTCGTAAAACGGACGGGACTTTTTTCGATATCAACCCTGCGGATATCGGCAACGGCAAGACGGCGGACTGGCTTACCGTCGCCGCAATGGGCAAGCTCTGGCGATGGGACAACGATAACAGTCAATGGGTGGTATTCCGGCAGCCCCCCACGCCTCACGCTTCCCGTCATTACGACGGCGCGGATGATGAACTTGCCGTTGATGAATTGCCGGAGGCGCGCAGTCCGGGCAACGACGTATCCAATGTGCTGAAACCCGACGGCTCCGGACGGTTACATCTGCCGATGCGGGCAAGGTCGCCCAGGCCCAGGCCGACGGCTCGGTATCCATGGAAAAGGTTGAGCTTGACGCCAATACGGACGTTTCATCGGGCATTACGGCGGGCAACGTCATCGAGGCTGGCGCAAGTGGTGAAGCCGCGGACAGCGGCATAGACTTTCCCATACAGCTTGACGAGACGGCTGAAGTGGGCAGCAGC